GAGCGATGAGACCGGGATGTTCGGCTCCATCACCGACGAAGCCATTGCCGCCAACGCGGGCAGGACCTATCAGGACGTGACCGCCCTGCGCGACCCGCTGGCAGGGCTGCTGGACACTCCGCAGACTACCACTTTTCCAACAGGTGATGCGCTGACCGAGGATTTCAACCCTTACCACGATTCTGACGGACGCTTTACAAGCGGCGGCGGGAGCGGTAAAATAGAGAAAACCAAGTACGCACCGTCTCCGCAGAGGAGCGAGAGCAAAATTCAGCTCAAGCCCAAGACCTATGCAAGGCTCACCGGTGTGTTGAACACGCAGTACCCGGGGCTGCTGGCTGGTGAAAAGGTCATTATTCGGGATGCCAATTATCAGTACCACGTTACTGCAGATGGCTTTGGTGGACTGAGCGTTGAACGGCGCATTCCAATCACGAACAGGAGGAAAAAATGAGCAAGCAGGAATCTGTATGGGTGCAGTATGTTCGTGAGCACTATGAACCTGCCTCTGATGTCGAGATGTCCTATGAGGACGAAAATAATTTGCTTTGGCTTTTGAATGCACCGGCAGGATATCAGGTTGAGGACGAGATGCTTGAGTATGCACAAAAGCACCCGGATGCAAGCATGAAAAAACTTATCGAATACTTCGATGAAGTTGCCCCGGACGGGCTTACTCCGGGCGACGATGGGCTAGACCTTGAGGAGAATTGACCTATGGCCAAGGATGATTACTTTGTTCTTGCATATCGCATTCTTTCATATCTCTACGCCTGCTTCAAAGCTGGCGAACGGCCTGATATGGACTGCATTTCAGCGGATGTTCTTCATATCCCCGTGGGGTACTGGTTCAACATCATGCGCAGCCTGACAGAAGAAGGCTATATTGTAGGGCTTGTTTTCCCTGCGTCGATCGGCTCCGCTGTCAGCGTCAAAGTCATTGACCTTCGCATTACGCAGAAAGGCATTGAGTTTTTGCAGGAAAACAGCATGATGAAAAAGGCCGCTGCTTTCCTCAAAACGATCAAGGAAACAGTGCCCTGCATTTAATTTAACAGTACAAGCGTCAGACGAA